TTCTGGAAAACAGCGAAAGAAAAGGCACAACCTGACGATATACCAAATTTTTAGGTATAAATAAGTTAGATCAACTACAACTAAATGCCTTTAGAACGGGTAACACAACAATTTAAGGATATTAGCATGTCATTTCAGAGTAATCCTCTGACTAATGACCTGATTGCTCTGAAAAATGCGAGTGCGATTGCCCGATCAATCAGAAATATTGTCTTTACACAACCCGGAGAAAAGTTTTTTAATCCAAATTTTGGATCAAGAGTATCTGAATCGCTTTTTGATAATATTGATAATACGTCAGCTGATGTTATACGTGATCAAATACGAAGTTCAATTAGAAATTTTGAACCAAGAGTGAATTTATTACGTGTCGTTGTGGCACCAAATTTTGATGAGAATGAAATGAACGTCAAAATTACATATGAAATCATAGGAATTGATGTTCCACCGCAACAATTAAGTTTTGTGTTACTGCCGACTAGATAAATGTCACTTACTAATTTTACAAATCTGGATTTTGACCAGATAAAAACAAGTTTAAAGGATTATTTAAAGAATAATTCAGATTTTAGCGATTATGATTTTGAAGGATCAAACCTTTCAACTATTTTGGACGTATTAGCTTATAATACTTACATAACTTCATATAATGCGAACATGATATCAAATGAAGTATTCATTGATTCTGCAACTTTACGTGAAAATGTGGTTGCATTAGCAAGAAATATAGGTTATGTACCCCGTTCAAAAAAATCATCAAGAGCAAGTCTAACATTTTTTGCAAATCTCTCCTCAGTTTCACCTGCACCAGCTAATTTAACACTAAAAAAAGGCCCCGTAGCAACTACAGGAAGTCAATTTCGTGGACAATCTTTTGTTTTTTGTATTCCAGAAGATAAAACAGTATCAGTTATCGATGGAATTGCAAGTTTTGATGAAATTGAGGTGTATGAGGGGTCTTTACTAGATCAAACATTTACATATTCTTCAAGAAATCCATTTCAAAAATTTATATTACCAAATACTGGTATTGATTTAGATACATTGATAGTAAAAGTCAAACCATCAGTCAATTCGTCAGTTTCTGTAAAGTATGAGAGGCATGATAATTTATTTGATGATGATTCTGGATCGGTTGTGACAGGTAATTCAAACATTTTCTTTTTACAAGAGGTCGCAAGTGAGCAATATGAGTTAATATTTGGTGACGGTATCTTTGGAAAAGCACTTGAAGATGGAAATGTAATTGAAGTTTCATATATTGTAACATCTGGAGATGATGCAAATGGTGTAAATAACTTTACTTACTCAGGTAGACTATCATATACAAGAAATTCAGTTGAAATAAACGTAACATCAGGTATTTCTTTTATATCAAATGCACTTTCATCAAGTGGTGGTGAAAATATTGAGAGTATTGACTCAATCCGTAAGTTTGCACCTCAAATTTATGCAACTCAGAACAGAGCTTTGAGTGCAAATGACTTTGAAGTGTTAATTCCAAATAAAATTTATCCGGAAACTGAGTCAATATCAGTTTTTGGTGGTGAGGATTTAGTTCCCCCACAGTTTGGTAAGGTTTTTATCAGTATAAAACCTCGAAACGGTGATTTTGTTCCAAATTTAATTAAACAAAATATAAAAAGAGACCTTAAAAAGTATGCTGTTGCTGGAATTGTTCCAGAAATACTTGATTTAAAGTATTTGTTCATTGAAACTAACAGTAAGGTATATTACAACACAAATTTAGCACCCAGTGCATCATTTGTATCCACGAAAGTGCAAAGAGATATTACAAAATATGCTGAATCTTCTGAATTAAACAAATATGGAGCAAGATTTAAGTATAGTAAATTTTTAAAGGTAGTTGATCAAAGTCATGAGTCAGTAACTTCTAATATAACAACCGTTGAAATGAGAAGAGACTTAAGATTAGCTACATCTGAGGTTGCGGAATATGCAATTGATTTTGGAAATCAATTTCATATTAGATCTATGAATGGTTTTAATATAAAATCATCTGCTTTTCGAGTTTTGAATGTAAATACTGATGTTTATTTGTTTGATGTTCCAAATTCTGATGGAGAAAAAGGACAAATTGGATTATTTTCCTTAAACTCTGGATCTTCAACACCAGTTATACAGAAAAGAAATATTGGAGTAATAAATTATACCACAGGGAGAATAACTTTAGATCCAATAAATATAGTTTCAGGTAAAACTAAGGATGATGTTCAAATTTTAGAAATTTCGGCAACACCTGAGTCAAATGATGTGATTGGATTACAGGATCTTTATTTGAGACTAGATAGTAGTATAGTTGATACAGTTGTTGATGATATTAGTTCTGGTATTGATCCCTCTGGATCAAATTACACAGTAACTACAAGTTATTCTAACGGAAACATCATAAGATAGATGTCAGAAAAAAGAGTCAAGTTAAATCAAATTGTTAAAAATCAAGTTCCCTCTTATGTAAGAGATGATTTTCCATTGGTTGGAGAATTTTTATCTCAATATTATCTTGGACAGGAATATAAAGGTGGGCCGATTGATTTAATTAACAATATTGATTCATATATTAAATTAAGCGAGTGTGGTAATTTAATAAAATCAACAAATACAACCACAACTGCTGGTATAACAACATCAACCATTTTTGTAAACAACACAACAGGATTTCCAGATAATTATGGATTAATAAAGATAAATGATGAAATAATAACATATGAAAGTAAGACAGATAATAGTTTTATTAATTGTATAAGGGGTTTTAGTGGTATTACATCATTTACGAATCCTTCAGATCCAGAAAATCTCATCTTCTCATCCTCTGAGGAAGGTATTCATGAAAAAGGCACAACAGTTGAAAATTTAAGTGTTTTATTTTTAGATCAATTTTTAAAAAAGACAAAAAAACAGTTTTTGCATGGTTTTCAGAAAGATTTAAATAGTAAACTTAACCAATCTCAATTTATAAGACAATCAAAAGATTTTTATTCTACTAGAGGAACCGATGAATCATTCAAAATACTATTTGGAGCTTTATATGGAGAAAATGCAAGTGTTGTGCGTCCTATTGATAATGTTATATCATCATCCAATGCAAATTATCGAATTACGCGAGATTTAATTGTCGAATCATATGTTGGTGATCCGGAGAATCTTTTAAACAAGACACTTTTTCAAGATTCATTTGAGAATATATCAAAAGCATATGCTCCTGTAGCTGCGGTTGAAAAAATATCAGTTGGAATACTTACAAGCACATACTATAAGGTTAGTTTAGATGGATCTTTTAATTTTCCTGAAGGTTCTTCTCCATTAACGTATGGAAATTTTTCAACCCATGCAAAAACAAAAATTATTGGTCAAGTTGGTATTGCACAAACATTTTTAGATGTTGATTCCACTTTAGGATTTCCTAAATCAGGAACTTTGACTTTTTTATATGAAAATGGAAGTACTGGTGTTTGCACTTATGCTAATAAGACAGTAAATCAATTTTTAGGAATCAATACAACAGGAATTTTAAATTTAATTAGTGATAATACCTCTGTAGATCAAAACAGTTACGCTTATGCAGGGGAAGAGGGATCTGATGATGAAATAAGAATAAAAATAAGATCGGTTTTAAGTGAGTTGCAATTACCAAATCAAACTTATTATCAGAAAAAAGATTCAAAGATAAAAATAAAATCTTTAGGTAAAATAGGATCTGGATTTAAAGAGAATAATTGGTTATTTAACACTGCACAAAGTTATGTTGTAAAATCACTTGAAGTTGTTGATTCTGTCAATAATACTTACAAGTTAATTACAAAGGATGTAAACATTTTAAGAATTGGTGATAAAATTACAACACACGAAACATTTGCCTCTGGATCACAATGGGAAGATAAGATAACAGATAGTTTTGATCCTGTTTCAAATAAAATTTACACTGTCACGGATGTTTTTGATCGAAACACATGTCTCATAACTGGAACTGGAATTTCCGATCCTAGAAAAGTTACAAAAGTATCACGTCGTATATCAAAAATTGACTCTGATATTCATCCAAACTTAAATCGGTTTACTGCTAATATTCAAAACATCTACTTAAAACCAGATATTGGAACTGTAAACGGTATTCCATATTATGGCCCATTTCATGAACATAAAGGTCGAAAAATGGTCGGTGCAAATCATACACCGTTTCCTCACGCTTTTATTGATCCCGATCCAAAATCGAATAAAATTTTAGTAGCATCTTCCTCTTTACCATTTGCTGGAGTTACCAAATTAAATCCAAAAACACAAAAATTTACTTTTAGTGGAACATATAATTTAAATGATGAAACAATTAAAATAAGTGATCAAGTTGATCATAATTATTTTACTGGAGATGCCGTGTACTACACTCCAGAAAAAACTCAAGTTAAAACAACTTTGCCGGATGGGACTGTAATAGTTCAAGAGTTTATTTCAAGTCAAATTTTTGATGAGGGATTATATTACGTTAAAAGAATTGATGGCAATAATGTTAAATTTGCGAAAAGTCCCTCTGATATTTACAGTGATAATTATATAAAAGTTCAAACACCAAATAATGTAGATACTGTTACTATCGTATCTAATGACATTGAAAAGTATGAACTTCATGGTAAAAGTATTGAGAATCAAAAACTTTTCAGAGAAATATCTGAACCAGTTAGTGATAAGGAAAAGCATGAGACACAGCCAGGTTATACTGGTTTATTAGTAAATGGTGTTGAAATATTAAATTATAAATCAAAAAATTCTGTTTATTATGGGGAATTAAAAAATTTAGATATAGTAAAAGGTGGTGAGAAATATGATGTTATCAATCCACCAATATTATCAATAACAGATTCTATTGGAACTGGTGCCACAGGAACTTGCTCCGTAAAAGGTGTTTTTGAAGATATAAGAATATTGGATTCGGGATTTGATTAC